TGCTGAAGTTATCACAATGGAATCTATATCAGAAGCGTTTAATAAATGTTTTGTTGCTGACTTCATTTATTCACTTTCTAGGACACCAGCCGATAAGCAGTCCAACAAGGGCCGCATATTTATTGCAAAAAACAGAAACGGACCAGATGGTCTTGTTTATAATGCTTTTGTTGATTGGTCTAATGTAAAAATTAAAATATTAGAAGAATCACCAGAAGAAGCAGAGATATCAAAACAAGATGCTTTGTCATACTTAAAGAACAAATATTCGAATTTATCAGGATCAAAATAAGGAGAAAAACATGGAAATAGCGAATAAAATATTATCAGAGATAACTGTACACATGAAGTACGCAAGATATCTGCCCGAAAAGCAGAGAAGAGAAAACTGGGACGAATTAGTTACCAGAAACAAGGAAATGCATCTTAAAAAATTCCCCAGTTTAAAAGAAGAAATTGATTGGGCATATGAATATGTTTATGATAAAGAAGTTCTACCTTCGATGCGTTCAATGCAATTTGGAGGTAAACCAATTGAGGTTTCTCCTAACCGTATTTTTAACTGTGCCTATGCTCCTATTGATGATATCCGAGTATTTGGGGAAATTATGTTCCTTCTTCTCGGCGGAACAGGGGTAGGATATTCTGTTCAAACAAACCACATAGAAAAGCTGCCACCAATTAACAAACCAAACCCCAAGAGAGCCCGTCGTTATTTGATTGGAGACTCTATTGAAGGTTGGGCTGATGCTGTTTCCATGCTCATCAAATCATATTTTAAGGGTACAAGTAAGGTGCGTTTTGATTTTTCCGATATCCGTCCGAAAGGTGCAAGACTAGTTACATCCGGTGGAAAGGCTCCGGGTCCTCAACCACTGAGGGAATGTCTTGTTAAAGTTGAAGGAATATTGGACTCAAAAGATGAAGGAGATCAACTTTCATCTATCGAGGTTCACGACATTGTATGCCATATTGCAGACGCCGTTCTTGCTGGTGGTATTCGTCGTGCTGCTCTTATTTCGCTATTTTCGGCAGATGACCAAGCAATGCTATCAGCAAAAGCAGGTAACTGGTGGGAAACAAACCCCCAAAGAGGACGTGCAAACAACTCGGTAGTGATAATGA